TAGGATAATGAAATAGTTCTAGTGGGACGAGACGACTGTTCAACGAATCAGGCGGTCTGCAGGATGCGGAAGCCGAGATCGTTGATGCTATCGAAACCGTGACGTGCATAGGCGAACCATCCACGCTGACCGGTTGGGCGATTGTTGCCCGTAGCAAACAGATGCGGGATCAACTCGATCGACATGCCTGCGCGCTGCGCAACCAGGAAGTTCGAGAAATCACCAACAACAAGGATATTGCCAGCTGCACCAGTGAACTCTGGGGCATAGTCGGTTGTACGGATCGGACGACCGAACAACGTGCCGATGCCACCTGCTGAGAGATCAACAGTGTAGTAAGCAGAGTCAGCTCCAGCTGCGAACGAACGAATCTCGTTCTCAACATCGGTTGACATGATCCAGGTTGCATTCGCACGGTAACGCTCTGGGAGCGACTTCCATGTGGCAAGCAAATCAGCTGCAGCGAACGTACCAGCTGATGCTGTTGCAACCTCAACATTGGTGTTCGCGTCAAGCGCAGTGAAAATACCGGTTGGCTGTGATGAACCTGAACCAGTGATCGTTTGCTGTGCAACAAGATCGATGTAACCGGCGTCCAACAAGCGACGCATTTCAACTGCGAACGCTGGGTAGTCGGCTCCAACCTCGATCGAGTATGGAATGAAACCACGTGCAGAGTAAACCGGAACGGTTGGCTGCGCGAGCGTCGGTGAATCATCTGAAACCTCAGCGGCTTCAGCGTCGTATGACCATGAAACACCAGCAGATGAAACACCTTTCCACTCGTCAGTGGTGATCGTCACAGTGCGGCTGATATCAAGAACCGGTGCAGCGGTTTCACCTGAGGTCAACACGATCGACGGGTCGATCAACACTGGGATACCGAAACCACCTTCAGCGTCTGTTCCTTCTGACATTGCGCGGTACTCATCGAGAGCACGAGCTTCATCAGCGGTGAACGCTGGATGTGACTGGGTGACACCCTTCTGGAAAGCTGAACGATACGCGTCGCTCTCAGTGAGAACCATGCGCTTCGCAACAAACGAACCGTTCGAGTTACCATTCGATGAACGCAGAAGAGCGTCAACATGGTCACCGCCACGTGCACTGAGATGTGAACCGTTTTGATCAAGAAGCTTGAACGCTGCGTCACGGATCTGCTGCTTGCTTGCCATGTTGAGATCAAGCTCGGTTTCAACTTCGCGCACAACCTGTGGTGCATCGAAACCGGTTGCACGCTCAGTGGCAACCTCGCGTGCAGCTGCTACACGAGCTTCACGCTCAACAAGCTTAGCGCGCTTCTCGAGAAGAACCTCGAGCTGTGACAAACGCTCGTCAAGCTGGAGATCTTCTTCCTCGGTGATTTCTTCTTTCTCTGAAAGCTCGAGAACTTGTGAACGAAGTTCTTCGATTTCAGAATTGAAATTTTCAATAGACATTTCTAATCCTTACGGTGTGAAAGAAAGGCAACAGCCTTTCGTTGATTAACAGTCCTAGCGTGGCTAACAGCCGGAGCATCGGAATCCGATACGTGGATATCATCCGAGGTATCAGAATCGGCGAGCGATGAAACATCGGTGCCGTTAGTTAAAAGACGAGCGATCTCTGAACGAACATCAGGATCCGTTAAAGCTTGTAGCGCGTCACGAGAACGAACACCAACAGTTGTCTGCTCGTAAGCAGGGAACACAACAGGTCCAACCTCGTACAACTCGATCTCGCTGATCGAACGTTCATCAACGCCGTCTTTGCCACGAGACCAATCCTCGTCAATAACACGGAACCTGAACGACATGCCTGTAACACCACCGTCACGAATAGCGTCACGCACAGGTTCAACGAGCCAATTGTCACTTAACTTTGCTTTCACACGTAAACCGTGTGAATCCTCTGAGATAGACGTGATACGACCCAACGGAATCGAACCGATCAACGGATGTGCACCATGATCAAACTGCAACACAGGTGTGCGCATACCAAGCGTGCGCTTGAACGCACCTGGAAGAATACGCTCACGATACTCGCCAGCGAAGTCAGATATATCTGTCCACTCGTTAAACACGGCGCCGTAACCGTCAAGCGTTAAACCATCCGAAGCTTTAGCTCGGAAATCAACTTGACGAACAAGGTTATCCGTGTCTCGTTGAACCATGACATCATTCATTGTTTCATCCTTAAAAAACGATTTGGCAACGTTAATTGTTTCAATGCTAACACCACGAGCAAGCGACTCGGCGTTATCGAGAACGTCACCATCTGTTAAATGCAAACCGTTAAACCAGCTACGAGCATCATCAAACTCGTCTGATGTTAACGTTCCACAAGCAAACGATATAGCGACATCCTTTAGCTCGTCGTCGATCTTGCCTTCAGCGTCAAGAACAAAATTCGCGGCTTCGCGCCACATCTCTTCCGGTACTTTCACTGCTCGTCCTCGGCTACAACAGGATTACCTGATTCATCTATCGGCAACGGCTGCAACTGAACAGAATACAAACCGCTGTGAACAAGCTTAGTGAAATCACCAGAGGTCACAGCGTCAACAATCGTAGTCGGATCAAACCCCGCTCGCACCAAAGATTCCATGGTTGTAGCTTCACGAGCTTTAATATCAGCTGCGTCCAACACGTCTTCTTGAAGAAACGCAACGTCACGATCATCGTACCAGAGTCGAACACTTGCATCAGGTTTCACTAACAAGCTCTCGAGAGCAGCAGCAGCGGAACGCCACAACGGACGAATCGTTCCATCCGCGAACCTGCGACGAGCAGCAACATAGTTACCTGAATTCAACGCGGAACCAGCTAAACCCTCGCTGATACCGAGATAAGACGCCGGTACACCAGCTGCAGCAGCAATCCTGGTTTCACCTGCACCTTGAACAGCTTTCAAATTCAACTGCTCAAAATTGGCGCCAATCACTTTCACGTCAGCGCCGCCACCAAGATACAACGTTTTGAACGCTCGATCCACACCTTTATGTGAAGCATCCATATTCGACACGAAAGTCTCGAACGCTTCCTTTGTCACTGTTGGATCAAACGACACAACAAGATTAGGTGTCGCGCTGTTACGCATAAACGAATGCTTGTACCTGCTGAACTGATCGTCAGATGTCACGTCCTCTAAAACAGTTGACAACCATGTACGACCACGGAACATGTGCATCGGATCAGGCAACGGTTTAAAGTGGCAAACCTCTTCAGCGAGAAAGAACGCTTGCTCGTTATTCAACTCGTCAACCACGGAATAGCCAACAAGCTCGCTACCGTATGAACGACCGGTTTCACTTGAAACCACGTCACCTGTGACAATCATCGTACGAGCAGGATCCAAACGCACAAGCTCAGGACCAAACCGTGTTTCACGTTTAATCCAATAGCTGTTGCCATACAAATCGGCGTCAATAACCATACGCGACAACAAATCACCTGTTGTTGCGTTAACCCATGGACGCTCAACGGCAGCGAGCTCCTGGTTACCAAACAAATTACCTGACTGTCCATCCTGGAAACGCTGCCACTGGAAACGAGCCTCGCTGAACACAAGCATCCGAGCATGAATACAAGCAGCAACAATCGGATTCACTTGACCTTGCAACGCTGTCAACTCGGTTGAACTCACGGCAGGAGACACATAGCGATTACCGTTAAACGAGAAATTCTCGAACAACCGCATGTAATCGTTCCAAGACAAACCTTGTGACCTGGACTCTTGTGCGAACAACTTCGCAAGCATCTACTCTCGCTCCAATGATAAACCGAACAACGTCATAGCAACACCTGCGATAATAACACCAGCAGGCAAAAACACTAAACCTGCGCCAACAGACACCAATGCTAACCCGGAAGCTTGCAACAAAACCGCTTTCACAACAAAAAATCCTTTCATTAACTAAACGCCGCCCATACCTCTGCGCCACCCGTGGACAACTGCTCACGAGCGTTCGCTCGATGAAAAGCGATACACAACGCCACAGCGCCGTCGATCTTTCCACGCGACTTGCCTTTCGACAACGTGAAACCTGTTTCGTTCATCTTAGGAATCGCGTTCAACACGTGAGCAGTGAACTCCGCGTTAGGGGCATGCAACAACTCTCCACGCTTAATCGCTTCGAACGTTGCACCAACAGCAGGAGTCATACGCTGCAAACTCTGAGGAATCTCAACCATCGGCAACCCCTCGTCCAACAACATTTGCGCAGGTAAATCAAAAAACCTTGGATCAAACGAAACCTCGCGCACATCAAACCGGTCGCTAAGCTCACGCAAAAACGCCATCACATCCGACACGTCCAACGAACCATCCGCGGTTGGATTCCAAATCTTTGCATCAGAATGCCAAACACCATCCTCGTCCTGTTGAACCCACACAACAGCGGTTGAATCATGACGCAACGCAACGTCAACACCAATCCATGTAGCGGCACCGTCAACCATGTCGAACGGAGACTCAAGAGAATCCCAAACAGCTTTACCGTCTTGACCAAGCCAGCAATCAGCACCCTCGAACCATTGACCCAACCGGAAGATACGGAAATGAGACTCGGGTGACATCTCAACCGCCATCTCCAAAGCTTTACGATTCATGTACCCGTGCTCCAACGCAGGATTAGCTTTCTCCCACTGTGACTGGTCACGAATATCACAGCCATCGTCACCAGCGAACTCGGTAAACACGAAACCATTCGGCAACTGTCCATGACGAACACGCTCACGTGTTTCCCACAAAGCGTTACGCTTATCCAAACCAGGTGTACCAATACCAACAACAAGAGACGAAGGTCGCTTACCTGAAGCCAACAACATTGACTGCCATGAATCAACAGGCATGAAACCAATCTCGTCAACAATCCCAAGCGACATATCTAAACCCTGCAAAGAATCAGGTTCATTCGAACGAGGAAACAACTCGCCGTAATTCAACGGAGTCATAATCCGCTGCGAACCGATACCAGTGTAAATAAAACACCGAGACGACAACTCCCACTCTTCACGAACCATCGCGAGCGCCACACCGTACACGGATGTCACAGCCTGCTGGATCGTTGTCGCAACAATCGGAATCTGTGGAGCACCCGAATCATCTGGATCAAACAAAGCCCAGATACCAAGCGCAGCAAGGAACGTTGACTTGCCGTTCCCACGACCAACCGACATCACGGCAGCCGACACGTCGTTACTTAAAACCTGTTCAAGCCATTCCTTCTGATACGGAGCAAGCTTAAGAGGTTTCCCTGCTCCGTACCCTTTCGGAGATCGACAATACGTTTCAATGAAACGAATCGCACGAGCACACCGAGAACGCGTCTTCCAACGAAGCCAAGCACCATCCGACTCGTTCTCAAGCTTCTTCGCGTTGTTACGCTTGCCCATCGAACGATCGCCGACTTGCACGAACTTGTCTGATTGTTGTTTCACCATGACATCTCGAATCTATCAACTAGGGCTCGTCCGCTGCTCGATCGCGAAAAGCCAGCCGAATGTAAACAGAAGGA